ACCTGCATACACCAAAGAGGACCTCATTGCAATCTGTTTTAAAGACATAGTCTTCTCACCGACGCAATACTGAGCCATCTCAACTGTGGACGCGGGCGTCATGGCAGAACCAATAGGCTTGGCAATGATGATGTCGTCTTTGACCTCAAGTCCTGACTCATAAACAACAGGCAATGTCGCCCTTGTAATGGGATCAGCCGTCGTATCTGAGGTAGAAACTAACATTGGCCAATAAACCGGATCTGTAGCACACTGGAACTCCATGTCCTCACAGCCCCTGACCCGCACTCCGACATCAACCAAATCGGAAACATTCGTGTCATTCCTAACAAGATTGTTAAGAACGAATAAATGTACATACCCGTAAGGCTGACCTGTTTTAAGGTACGGAAGGGTTGCTGTATAAGGAAACTTAAAAGCGAAGTTGTTACCGCTACGTATGTCAACGATATCTTTGTGGCAATTGATGGCGTCCTCTATCGTTGTGACACGAGATGGGGCCACCACAGCCGAATTGTCCCACTCGGGATTTACTGGTTCGAAAACGACCAGAATACGCCCAGAATGGAAAATGGTTTTGGATATCTCAAGCGACACCTCAATAGACCCACGGTAAAAAGCGTGAATGTTAGCCAAATATGCCATGGGATGCATAATATGGTTAGTAAGCGAAGGAGAACCAGTGGAACTAGCTATAGAAGTTGCTTGCATTGACATTGGATCCAAAGGAAACGTCAAGAGCTTGGTCCTAGATGCTGTAGTAATCCCGTAAGTAAAACGGAAAAATTGAGAACGAATTCCACACAAATATGCGAAAGACATCTCATCGGCACCAGTAAGACCAATCTGATCGGTAACCTTAACACCAGTTGTAGCAGTATTAGCCATAGCTTCTGCGTACTCAGTACCATCAGAAGCGTTAAGCTTCGCTACCCCGCGGCGCAAGTAAACACTTGGTGTCTGTAATATCAAAGGGCGTGAAAACCCAAAAACAGACATCACATGTCCAGTAAGGGCGGTGGCCCACGCCACAGGCTGAATGTAAGACCCTATCAGAGGAACGCCAGAAGCATCGAGCATAGCAGAAGCAAGCTCCTTAACTTTGGTTGAAAGGGGTTTCTGCTGTTGAGACTCGATCTCAAAGTTACCTTGATAGGACACAGTATCAGTAGCTGTGGGTCCAAGCAAATCAACATCCTCAAAGCTCATATACAAAGTAAATGGCACTGGGTTGCCCCTATGTGCCAATGTTTCAGTAAGCTGAAATACACCCGTATTATAACGCTTATTCGTAATGTCGAAATGCGTGTGGGGTCCACGATGAGGAATCTTCAATACAACCTCGGTATCAAGGTTGAAATCCAATTCAGCATGAGGTAGTTGAGTAACGTGGCGATGATCATCACGTTTCAAACTACCTAACAGAGTTGAAACCGGATAATACGAAATGGCGACGCGTCCCTGTGTATACTTGTCAGCATTGCAAACAAGGCGGATGACCACAGTGGCGCGAATGCCGTAATATCCTCGTATCTTCTCTAAGTGGAATGGTGAAGCTTCCAACAGAGATGAATGACTGAAAAAGGTCAACAACGCTGGAGTACCAGCAGTCAAAACTCCTTGGTTGATGATAACAGGTTGTGAAAGCAATTGATGCAATGCTAACTTACTATAATCAACCGAGGATACAACATCGTACCGCTTCCCAAGAGAAACGTCAACAGGTGTTGTGACCTTTGCAGAATCATCAGCTGTGAAAGCTGTAGTGGCATGTGTCTGGTGGGTCTGATCATTAACAACGTCAGTAGCCGCATCAGACTGAACTAAATGTTTATCTTACGAATCAGCAGTCCATTTAATTCACATGCGTCGGTGAACCAACCAAACGCATGCTACCCAGCTGGCCTGGACTTTATACACTGTCCTGGTCCGGTAAAGCTTAAAAGCTAAGTGTCTTTGGCCCCCAAAGCCAATGTGCGCGAGTTTAGACTGGGTATTGAATCCCACGCACACGGTAACCAGAGGGGGTTGTTGCGCCTTAAAGGCGCTCCATGAGCCACTCAGGCTCATAGTTCACGGTGGCATACAATGCTGTCTTGAATGGGACTACTTCAAGCTCCTCTCCAAAAGCATCAACCACCAAAGGCGCCAACTTGGCAACCTTCCTCTCGTACAGCTTTCTGCCATGCAAACTCCACTCACGCATAGCGTTTTCACAGTTATCCAAAGTAATGGAATCACTGCTACCACCTCGCTTTGTGAAATCAAGCATGGAGTCAATCGTCGAAAGGTCCAAAGGACAAACATACCTCCCCAATGTGTCATCAAACCTGAAGGTCCTCTTAAGGAAGCTAACTTCCTTGATGGAACGCCACATCGGAGGGTTTTTGTCCTCCTTGTTGTCACTAGTGTACTTCAAACCAAATGCTGGAAAACTATCCATCATAGTTTTCTGGTTGAAGAACCCGATAAACTCGTCAGAAACGTTGACCAAGTTGTCATCACCATACATTAAAAGCTGCACGTTGTCGTTAAACGCTTTTAACGCTAGCTGAGGCGAGATGAATTGACCTTAAGTGCACTTCAACCAACACAACCTAAATGCGATCATACCAAAAATAGAATTCATGATACTCGTCATTGGGTTGCCCGAAGGCATACCATGATCAAGCTCATAAACGAACCCTGAAGACCTATGGTATGGCTGAGCCAAAGTTACGGCCATCACATCCATGATGCGTAAATCACGCTCAGATGTGAGGCCCGTGAGTCTTTTCATCACTTCCATAACAGCATGGATGAGCTGCCCAGATTGAGAATTGTCATAACCGGAAAAATCTCCAGCAATGACCTTCTTGCCCTTAGATTGCATGGTTCTCGCCAAGATGTCCCACTCCGCAGAATACGGGTTGGTGCCCACAGCAATCTCATTGAAGATGCGTCCCTCCATGAGATCGTTGCACACCCATCCGTAATACATGCGATACATGATGGTGTATGGCAACGAACAAGCAGAAATCATGCGAGTCTTGCCAATCTCAACCTTAGAAATCGGCAACTTCTCGTCCTTGAGGAAGTCCAAAAAGACTCTGTCCTCAGGAACAATAGACTCACCCATCTCATCGAGCTTATCCTCAACGTACTCACGAAGTTCCAGTGCGAGCTTGGAATCAAAAGTGTACTCCATGTCATCACCGAAGACGTCTTTCTTGCCGCTACGGATTTCAGGCTTATCCAAGCCATAATCACCGGCACTCGTCCCGCGTGGAATGCCACGGATGAACTTCTTACCGTTCACACCACGCACTGCCTCCTCAAAAGACAACTTCTTACCCTTATTCTTGACACACTTGCTTAAAGTCCTATAAACGTCGCGAACAACGTGCTCAAGGAGGTCGGGATCAATGTACACATTGTAACTG